AAAAAATTGTTAATCTTTGTAAAGAATATAAAGATGGTGTGCCTTTGAGCGTAGAGGTTTTCGCAATGGAACCTGAAGCAATGATAACCCAGGCCGGTGAAATTATACAAGAGTTGAATTATGATAATTTAAACATTAAAGTTCCTGTTGGTTATAATGAACTAGAGGTTATCAGTAATTTATCACAAAAAGGAATAAAAGTTAATTGTACTTGTTGCTTCACAGCCACTCAAATGCAGCTTGCAGCACTCTCAGGCGCTAAGTATGTTTCTTTATTTTATAATCGGTTGTTTGATGTTTCCGGTGATCCGTTAAAAACTTTACGTAGGGTTAGAGATTTTATTGATAGTAATGATTTAGATTGTGAAATTATTGCAGGAAGTATTAGAAATTCGTATGATTTAGAAGATGCCTGGGCCGCGGGAGCACATATTGTAACCGCTGGCTATAATGTTGTAAAAAAGTCCACTAAGCACCCAAAAACTGATGAATCTGTAGATGGTTTTCTCAAAGATTTTAACGAGTGGATTAAATAATGGTTTATGTTTTTGATATAGACGGCACAATATGCACAAATTCTTATGGTGATTATGAAAGTGCATCTCCTTTTTTCGATAGAATAAAAAAAGTTAATTTATTGTATGAAGATGGGAATACTATCATTTTTCAAACAGCTCGTGGAATGGGTAGACATAAAAACAATCCAGAATTAGCTAAAGAAGAGTTTTATAATTTTACAAAAAAACAGCTTGATGACTGGGGTGTTAAATATCATCAACTTTTTCTGGGCAAGCCAGCGGGAGACTTGTATGTAGATGACAAGGCCACATCGGATAGAGAGTATTTCAATGAAACATAAAACCGCTAAAGAACGCACAACAGATTTAAAAAAAGAGTGGGATTCCCTATATCAATACACAAAAAATGACAGACACCCAGTCATATCCTTTCAATGTGAAAAAATTATAAATTATTTTCAAATTAGACTGGGGCAAAAAATAGATTGTTTGCTTGATGTTGGCCCAGGTCATGCTGGTTCAGAGGCATGGGCTTTTAAAGATATGATACCAAATTGTAAAACATTAGGATTTGAACCCTCAGAAAAAAGATATGAATTATTGGTTAAACAAAATTACCCTGGGTTAATATACAATAAAGCACTTACAAGCAAAGAGGGTTTAATTGATTGCGCCGCAGGCCACGAAGAAGGAAAATCAGATTATAAAACTTGTATTTCTGAAAACAGTATTGATTTAGGATTTTATAAAAAAACAAAAGTGCTTTCAGATACAGTTGATAATGTATTAAAAGATACTGAACTTAAAAATATATTTTTATGGGCAGATATTGAAGGTGCCGAACTTGATATGCTCCATGGAGCAAAAAAATCTTTAGAAAACAAACGAATAATTGGAATGAATTTAGAACTTAATTTTAGAAGCGATTATATATCAAGTAATGATTGTAAATACTTAGATGTAATTGAATTCTTATCAAAATATGATTACGGGCTTCCACTCGATACTTTACAAGATTTTAAATCGTACGTATATGAAGGTATTATGTTGACTCCAGATGGCCATGGCGCCCATACGGATTGTGTTTTTTTACCTAAACATCTAGGAGGTGTTATTCCGGAAGTAAAATATGTGGATGGTAAAAGAAAAATTAAATTCAATATAAGTGAAAATACAAATGAAAATATTTTATAGTGCTGTTTTTGATAACGAAGGTGTGAGTTCTGATACTTCTAAAGCTCGCGAACTTCGCACACTTGGACACGAGGTTCTTTCGTACAACTATAGAGTACGTGGACATCAGTTAAGTGGAAACCCTTTAATTTCTACTAAGAGAGACAATGAGATAATTTCTTTATGTCAAAACTGGCAACCAGATTATATTATATTTGCAAAATGTAATGGCGTTGATATTCGAGTATTTCACGAATGTAAAAAAGTTGCGCCGGTATGTTATTGGTTTGCTGATCCTTTGGTAACTTACACAAATGATGAGTTTTACGAAAAAACAAAAGCAGCAGATATTTTTACCTGCGACAAAGAAAATGTTCTACAGAAAGCAAAAAGCTTAAACAATAATTGCCATATAACATGTGATGGGTTTGATAGTTCATTAGAACAACCAAAAGACGTTGATCAGAAATACGATGTTACTTTTATAGGGAATTTATATGGAAACAGATTAGAAAAAGTATCTTCAATTACCACACAAGTAACAAACATTACTGACGCATATGGTGAAAAACACTCAATCGAAGTTTCAAAAAGTAAAATTAATTTAAACTTTTGCACAAGTGAGGGTCCTTCTGATAGAGTCTTTAAGGTTTTAGCTGCAGGTGGATTTTTATTAACTGACACTTGGCCAGATATAGATGATTATTTTGTAGATGGTAGAGATTTAGTTGTTTATTCTGATATTGATGATCTTAATAGTAAAATTAAATATTACCTAGATAATCCCGAAGAGCGCAAACAAATCGCGCAGCAAGGTCATAAGACTGTGCAAAACTATACTAGACAAAAATGGGCTGAGACTACTTGTAATTTATTAAAAACACTCGAATCCAATCGACACCAAAATAAAGACAAAAAGAGTATTTTAATTGCTGGCCCTTGGATTGGTGAGTTTGGTTGGGAGTTGTTTTGCTGGCAAGGCTATATTAGGT